TTAATAATGATTTTTGGTCATCATTTAAATTAGAATACTTTTTATTAAATGTTTCTACTAATATCTTATAAGTAAGTAATCTTAAATCTTTATCTTGCTTTTTATAATTTTCAACTAATTTATCTTTTTTGTTTATAGATTTAGTAGCTGGTTTAGATGTAATACTTTCAATAAGGGTAATTTTTGAATTGAATACATCCTTAATATCGTAGTTATCCATCTTTTTAGATTCAAATACCTTATAGATAGATGCTAATAAACGATAATTAGAAATAGGAGAAGATAAAAATTCATCCATATTAAATGATTCGTTAATCTTTTTAATTAGATTATACTTTTCTTTATGTAATTGCTTTTGGTCAATACGATTATGTGCTTCGTTAACAGTATCTATGAACTTTTCAGCTCTTGATTCAGAATTATACTTTTCTTTCATAAGAAGTTCGTACAATCTTAACTCTTTGTTTAACTCGGTTTTTGGACTAAAAAATTCACTTACGATTTTTTTAGCTTTTTCACTTGTATCACCATTAAGAACTTCTAAAGTGATTTGTCTCACTAAAAGTTCAAATAGAATACCAGTATTCTTAAATTTTGAATGTTTTACCCTCTTCATTGTGTTTTTATCCTATAATAATATATCAATATACGACACGTTACATCGTATATAAATATAACTTAATTTTGATTTCCTAAAATTTTATTCATCAATCAAATTTATATCATCTAAAAAGTCTCCGTTTTCACCGATTAACTTTCGTTTTGCAGAAACTCCGTTCACATATTCCTTAGCTACTTTTTTGGTAGTTTTATTAATAGATGACTCATTTTTTTTCAATGCTTTTTGATTTTCTTTTTTACCAAGTGGGTCTCTCCCAAGTGGATGCTTATCCTTTCCATAGGTGTTTCCCTCTCTTGGTCTACCACCTTTGTTCTTTAACTCAGTTTTTAATTCTTCTAATTCATCTTCAACATCAGTTGGGTCTTGTTCCATTGCTGGGTCACTTCCCTCATCTTCGATTGAACGATATCTGAATCTATCTTTAAGGTCATTAATAAGTTGAATCTTTTGGAAATCAACTTCATCATCACTAAAGTTAAATATATTTTTATATGCCCAATCTTTAGATACCATATTTAGTGAAGCAATATCACCAACTAATCTAACTTTTTCACTCCAAAGATTTACTTTTTCTTGCTCATAAATAGTAGATGGATTAACTAAGTTTAATTCAAAATCTACCATTTCCTTACCCTCAACACCCTGAGATGCTAAGTGAGTTACTGCTAATTTAGTTAATTCTGAAATTAAAGTTCTTTGTATTCTTTCGATTGTTCTTGCAAATCTTACATCTTCTGCAGCTAGAGTTGCTTTACCATTTACATTCTCATCATATCCTAAATATGCTTTTGGAATCTTTAGAGCTGCAAACATTTTATTCTTTAAGTAATCGATATCATCAATTGATGTGTATTCTAACCCACCTAATGAATCTATTTGAGTACCACTATCACCACCCCTAACAGGCAAAAAGAAATCTTCAGTTAGGTTTTGGATGTTATACTTTAAGTTATAATCACCAGTCTTTTTATCCACAAATGGAGTTTTCTTCATTTTGTTGATAATCTTTTGCATATAGTTATCAACTTCTTGTGGAGGAATGTTACCAATATCAATTTTGAAAACTCTCTTATCAGGTGCTCTCATAATCCTATGAATTAACATAGCATCTTCCATAAGAGAAACTTGTTTCCAAATTCTTCTACCATTTTCAATCATTGCCTTTCCATAAGGAAGGAAGTTTGTATCTGATAATAATCTAAAATGAACTATCTCATAGTTCTCATACTCACCTTTACCATTTGGGTCGTGATTTACTTTAAACTTAATATAATTTGGATTATTTGGGTCAGTATTCTCCAATCTTTCGGTTTCATAAACTGGAAGTGGTCTTACGTTAATAATACCAACACCGGGTTGTATTTCTTGTAGTAAAAAGAAATCTCCATATTTAACCATATTTCTTGTCCAAGACCATAGGTTAAACTCTATATTTAAAATATCATAGAATAAGTTTTCTAATATTTCTTTTACTTTCTCATTTTTGGATTTAATTTGTACAACTTCACCAAATTCATTTTTTAATGTGGATTCATCTGCGTATATATCCAATGCTGATGAGATAATCGGGTCATTATCCATTGCATCATAATCCCTGAATAGTTCTCTACGAACTTGATGGTAAGCCATTGATTGAGCTGCCATCTGGTCTCCGTGAAAAGACCTTTGTAATTTAGTATATCTATCTCTTAAATTAAAAAGATTAGTACCACCCTGCTGTCTATCATCAGTATCAACTACCTTTCTCTTCCCATCTTTATCAACCTTTACGATTGCTTGAGTAGAAAAAAGTTTAGTTAACCTTTCAAAAAATGAACTATTATTTTGTTCTGCCATTTTATTTACTTTATGTTATAATCTAACTAAGATACAAAAAAATTTTGATATATCCTAATTTTATTACCATGCTTTACAACTCCAATACCTAGCCTTATGTCTTGGTCCTGGTGTATCACAATTATGTCTAGCTCTAAAAGCTTTTCTTCTTGATGGAATATCTTTCTGAATCTGCATTGTCTTTTCACCTGCTTTTTTAGCCGATGTTCCTCCATGTCCGAAATTTACCTTTACAACATTTCCTTTTGGGTTTTTAACATATACTTTAAACTTCTTAACATCACCCCTCATAGGTTTGTTTAGTTTAACTTTTCTACCTTGATATTCAGCTTCGTTAATATCCTCTTTCATATCTCTTAGAAAGTGGATAAACTCTTTTAAATCATCATAGTTTTCAACATCGTATTCTTCAATGCTTCCATCTAATGATAATTTAAATTCATTATAAAGTTCTTTAGAATAATTTTCCATACTTAATCCCTATATTTAACCTATACTATATAAATATAAAATTTTTATTTTATAACCATTTAGTTAAATCCTCAATATCATCACCAACCTGCATTTGCCAAGGATTTTCATCAACATCATTTGTACCATAAACCCCACTATAAGTATAAGTTGATATACCATCAATCGCTCTTTTTGTTAAATCGATACCTTCTTGTCTTAATCTCAAAGCAGTATCTCTAACCCATAGAGAAATTGCTAAACTCATTGTTAAATCATCATTATATCCTCTCATAGCTTCAGCTCTACCATTCATCCATATAAATGTGAATAATTCATCAATAGTTCTAACTGAACGTATTATAATTGATTTCTCCCTAACATACTCTTCCAACTTTGAAATAATCAAAGGTCTTGTTCTTGAAGTAGTTGAAAACCCAGCTACCATACTCTTATCTTGAGAACGATACCTATTTGAATGTTGATGTTCAGTATCTACATACTTTAAATCCTTACTCATATAATAAAGGTTTCCATAATTTCTATCAATTACTTGTTGAATAGTTGCCCAACCAATGTTTGCATTTTCAATTACTAACAATGCATTGTTATATTCAGTTGCTAGAGATACTAAGAAATTACCAAAATCTTTGGTATCTAACTTACCTCTATATTCAGCTACTTGTTCAGATGCTTCAACATCAATAACATGAGCTGCTGAGTAATCCGATGAATCACCTCTCGCAACATCCGCTACAACTATATAAGTTTTTGTATAATCAGGAAATTGCCATTTCCATAAGTTTCCATCAAATCCACCTTTTTCAATTGGTTCTTGTACATAAGTTTCTTTATAAAACTGAAGTACTTGTGGTTCAATTACCGAATCACCAGAAGATACAAAATCACAATCACATTCTTGTGCTGCTCCTTTTGGTCCTAATAGAGTTTCTTGTTCATCTCTCCAACTTTGGTCTCTTTCTGGGTGTACACTCCAATGTAATCTAATGTTATTAAATCCATTAGTACCATCTTCAGAACCTACCCAAGTTTTGTGAAAGAAGTTACCTACACCATTTGGAGTAGATAAAATAATTGCGTTACCACCCGTTGATAATGTAGATTGAGCCGATACCCAAATTTCTTCAATCTTATCAATGAATGCCGCTTCATCAAACACCAATAAAGATAGTGCTTCAGAACGTCCTGCATCTCCAGCAGCTGAAGTTGCTTTGATTTGAGAACCATTTGAATATCTAAGGGATAGTTTATTATCTTCAACTGTTGTTAGTTTTAACCAAGATGGTAGATAATGATTCATTACTCTAACCTTAGTTACTAAGTTTTTTGCTACTTCTTGTTTTGTTGCAATTACCAAACAATTGAAATCATCATTAAATAACATTTTCCACAAAGAGAATCCTGCAGTTAATGTTGAGATACCAGTTTGTCTGGATTTAAGAATAATATTATATCTATGGTCTTTAAAATCAACCAATGTTTCTTCTTGGAAAGGATATAGATGAAACGGAATCTTACCCCTAACGGGATGTTGAATCATACAATACTTTCGCATGAAGTAAATAGGGTCAGATGCACACTTTTTGTACTCTACCGCTATGATTTCTTTTAATGATGCTTTTTTCTTAGCCAAACTAAATTTATTTTTTTCCTATTTTCCAATACATACCACCAGTAATAAATGGTGCTAATTGTGAGGTATTAGAATTATTCTGAATACCTATACCCAATTGATATAAATTATTCTTTTTATTTTTTAGGATTAACCCAGCTCCAACATTACTGATTATATCTTCTTTGTTGAAACCACCATTCAATCCCCAATAAAATTCATTCTTTGGTAATTCTTTTACAATTGTTGTGTTATACACAGTTGGGATTTGGAAGAACCAATCCACATCTCTTGATTGGATTTGGTTTTGTGAAATGATATCAGTTAGGATACCATATCCTAAAGTTGGATTTGGTTTCTTTCCTAATGAATCAGTAACACCCTTTGGAAAATCATATGTAAGATTAAGTGTATCCTTTACTTCGTACTTTGCGAAATAATCTTCTACAATTTTCAATGTATCAATATCGATAGGAACTTCAACTTCAACAGTTTCAGTTACTACTTTAGTAATGTACTTTGGTACATATGTTGGAACTTTAACTGTTTTCTCTACAACAATAGTATCAACTTTTTGTTCTAACAGTTCGTAATCTTTACCATCTACATTTACTATTTCTTTTTCTCCTTCTTCACCACCACAACTTCTTAATAATAATACCACACATAGTGCCATTATCATTATTGTTTTTAAATCAAATTTCTTTAACCAATTCATAGTTCATAGGTTTTAATTTCATATAGGCTGTATTTCTTTTTTCTATAACTTCAGAAAGTTCTTTTTTACCATTTTCGATATCCGTTTCTATTTGCTCTCTTAGTGTTTGAACATCTTCATTAGATGACCATTTTTCAACAGAACCATCATCGTTGATATATTCGTGAATATTAGAAACTTCATGTAATGCTTGATTCCATTTTTCTAATGTATCAGTACCATATGTAGCCATATTAGAGTATATCTTATATTCTTCATATTCTTTCCACAAACCATCTAACTTAATTTGTTGTTCTCTTTTAGCTAAACAAACTCCACAAAATGTAGTTTTACTTATTAACTTTTTATCTGCTTTTGAATAGTTGTTGGTTTCACAATCATCTGCTTTACACTTAGATTGTTCTTCTAAATACTTTCTAACCTTAGAAAGTTCGTTTGATAATTTAGATTGTTTTACCTTACCATATGATTTTTGTTCGTAAACAATACCATCTTCTTCCCAAATATCACCAATATTTCTTTTGGTAGTTTCTTTAATACCAGATAGTGAAACTTGAGTATCTTTTTGATATTCTCCAGTTTGAATCATATTTACCAACTTTCTACGAGTTGGATGCATATATTTTTTATTGAATTTTTTCTCAGCCATATTTTGTAACTTATATATTCATATATATAAGTATTGGATTTTTTACTATTCGTAAAATAAACCGAGTATCTGATTGAGTGGAGCGAATGTTCCAGTAAGTTTGAAAGTCTTACCACCATATACAAATACGATACCCTCATTAGGAACTATCTTATTAGTACCACCAATAGCGTTCAACCTTTGTAGTTCTAATTTAAGTTTATTAATTTTCTTAACATCACCTGATTTCTTAACATCTTTGATTGTTTTATCCAATCTCTTTTTCATATCCCTAACTGCTTTATCAGGATTAGCTGCCAATACTGAACTCATAAATGAAAGTATATCTGCTCCGATACCTAAGAAGATATCTTCGAATGGTCTAATGTTATCTTTAGCCATTTTAGTGTGGTCATTCTTATCAATTCCCTTTGCCCATTCCATTGTTTTTACATCAGTTAGATTTTTCTTATCTAATCTAAATGATTTATCGTAGAATGCCCATCTCTTAACTAATCCCATTAGAGTTTTGTTATCTAACTTAGTTGGAGATTTCTTATTTACAAAATCCATCCAAAATGCTTGATGATAATCAGCGATTCCATCGTTATCTTTTAATTTGAATTTAGATTGTAATTTTGATATCTTAGAATTATAAGAACCTTTTAGTTTTCTTAAATCTTTTGATTTAGGTAATTGATTAATTGGAGGACCAGAAATAGTATATGCTGATTGAACTTGTTGATTAACTTGTTTAATCATACCTGCCAACATTCTAGCAGCGTCTTGATTTTCACCAATAGCAACACCATCTTCATTATACTCCATTGTTCCGTGGAATACTAATAGTGCTTGTCCGTAAGGTATTACATTAACAGAAGTTGGATAGATTACCTCCAAATTCATAAAACATGCTCCTCCTTTGAAAATCTTATCTCTCTGCTTTTCACTCAACTTAGATATTGCCTTCGTTAAATCCTTCATTGCGAAGTTATACGCCTTTTCCAATTCTCCTCTTCCAGCAAACTTCATCGCTACACCATTAATATCTAATGCACCTTCTCCTTTGTTTTTCAAATGTCCCTTATTTCTCGCCGCAACTAATCTCCCATCTCTCCAACTAACTGCTAATGCTTGACCATCTGTCTTTTCTCTTGCTAAGTCTAAATTTCCTTCTAATGCTTTATTTACAATATCTTTTAATTGCCCAAAGGTTAAATTTATTTCGGTATCGAATGGGTGATTCATATGTCCATAAGCACCTCCTTCCAAAATCAATGATTCAGTAATACCACCACCTAATGCGTATGGTTCATTATACTGAAGTTTTTCTTTATCAAATTTCTTTCTTAGTTTTTTGATTTCTTTATCATGCTTATCCATCCACTTTTGGTCTGGATATCCATGTCCTAATCCTTCTTTAACTCTCTTATCTTTTATTAACATCTTTAATAATTCACCACCCTTACCTTTGATATCTTTATGTACCATTCTTGAAGTTGGGCCTTGGAATAATTTGATGTAAAGTTTTTCTAAGTATTCACCTTTTTGTTTATCTGATAGATTCTTAAATACTTTGTTTATTTGTCCTCTTCTTTTGTAAACATATGATTTTAAATCATCATAGTAAAAGGAGTTGATTTTTTCAGTTACAGGTTCGTAACCTTTTTTCTTAGTATCCTTTTCTTTATTTTGATGTCCGGGTTTTTTTCCATCATCATCAAAATCTATTGTATCTGGTTCAGCCATTGAACCTCTCTTTGCATATGATGAATATGTATGGTGGTCATTGAAATCCTTTTCAGCTTCTGAAGAAGGTTTACCACTTTTTACAGCTTTAAACTTATCAGTAACTTTAGTTGGTAATGATTCAAATTTATATTCTGGGTCTGATGTTTTAAAATCATCCTTTCTCATTATGGTTTTAGCGATTACTTTATTCGCTTGTTTCATAAATGGAATATTGATTTTACTTCTACTATCTTTTGCTACAATCTGTCCATATAAATCTAAGAAGTTTACAAAATCTTTTTTCTTCTTTCCTAATCTTTTAAAGAATCCAATTAATTCAGCTTGTGATATTTCTTTTTTATTTCTTGGGTCAGTTAACCTATCGAAGAAGTGTTTATCGGTTAGAACTATATCTACTGGATTAAGTTGTTTGTCAGCATACTTATCAATCTTCACCAAATCAGCCATTGGGATTTCATTAACAGTACCCTCTTTAACAATTCTAAAGTTTACTACCTTTCTACCATTTATAGTTGGCATCCCATGCTCATCTTTACCAATTGTTTTGATGATTGTTTTTTTGTTTTTAAATCTACCAGTTAGAATTGTATCTCCTATTTTTACTGGAAGTTTTATATCTTCACTTACCACATTACCTTGTGGTTTCTTTTCGTTAGATAAATCTTTAGTTGATTGTTTTTTATCATCCTTTAATTCATCAAAGCTAATTATAGAATATCCTACCAATCCAGCAAGTCTAGTTACATGCTTAAACCACTTGTTATAAGCACTTGTACCATAAAAATCTTTTTGGTTAGTTGCGGTTGTTTTACCAGCAACACCTGCAGGATATGGAGTTACTGCTTTTACAGGCCCTTCAGGATAAATCGGATGTGGGTCTATATCAGTAAGTTCATCACTCATAATTTGTGATAAAACAGTATACCCTATTGCCTCTGCTCTTCTTTTAGAAACTCTATCAAATACAGCATAGTTTGGAAATATATAATTAGGTCCATCATCAACTGCAGTTTTACCCATAGTGGCTGATGCCTCCTTAATTAAATCATTTCCATAACTAATTAACCAATTTTCTAATACTTCTTTTGAAATAGTAAAATCTTCGTTTAATGTGTTTGTTATGAAATCAAATATCTTTTTATCAAATTTTGGATATGCTCTTTTTGAAAAGAAATCTTTCTTATCTTCATCTGAACCTGTTGATAATCCATTACGAACTTCAGTTCCACTTATAGGATTAGATTGATTAGGAGCAATGTAAACATATCCCTTATCTTCATATCCTTCGAAATCTAAGTTATCTTTATAAGGAGTAAAAAACTTACCACCTAATCTACTTGCATCCTTTTTACCTACAACAGTAACGAATGCAGTTGTATCTTTATCAAACTTCTTTAGTACCTCAGTTGGTACATAAGGATTTTTAACTTGAACGATTTTGTTTTTTGGAATCCCAAACATTTTGGTAATAATCATTACCTTTTCTTTGAAGTTGAATGGGGATTTATTATTATCGGTTTTATTGGATGTACCGATATACACATTATTCTTTCCGAACTTTTTTACTAAGTGGGAATAGGTTGCGTAATGACCTTTATGAAAAGGTTGAAAGCGGCCAGCATAGACTACAACTTTGTTGTCTACACCCTCCGCTTCTCCTAAAATACTTTCTATTAAGAATTGAGATAATTCGTTCATCTGATATAGTACTATTTCCTTTGTACTATATAAATATAGAATTTATTACTTTTACCAATTATACCTTAACAAATGGAGAATCTACAACTTCACCACCTTCAACTCCGTTGTTTCCCATTTGAGAACCACCTCGTTGTTGTGCTTGTTGTTCCATTTGCTCTTTAATAGCTGGGTTATAAGTTAGTGTACCTTTTTCTAAATCTAATTGACCTCTTGGGTAATCTCTTTCTAACTTATTTAACTCCTTTCTTAACTCACCATTGGTTTCTTTAAATGTTGTTTCAGATTGAGTAAACGCATCATTGATTCTTTCCAATTCAGTATGAATTTGATTTTTTCTAATATGCAACTCACCAATTTGAGTCATAAGTTGTTGTAACTGTCCATTGTATCCTTTGATTTCATTAAGTTTATCTTCTGATAACTCAATAGTTACTAAATCAATTGATGTTTTGTTTTCTTTTTTTGCCATTTGACTATTAATTAATTAATTTTGAATTCGTATATAAATATATAAATTATAAGTTTTCGTAATCTATTGTTGTTACACCTCGCTTTTGTACTACTTGTGCTGAACAACGATTTCCGAATTGTATTGATTTTGGAATATCTTCGGTATCTAAGAACATTTTCACAAATCCTGCTACAAATGTATCACCAGCTCCTGAGATATCCATAATCTCTACTTGTTCGGTTGAATATGATGTACCTTTGTACATACATCCATCCTTATCTAATGTAATTATCAACTTTTCTAAAATCCAATCGTTTTTTTCAATAAATTCTTTATTATTTTCAAACTCTGAACGATTTAGTTTTATGAATCGTAAATCTCTACACCAATCACCCAATTGCTTTTTTGTATCACAAATTACATTTGGATGTTTGAATCCGATATATGCTATATCTTCTTCAGTTAGGAATCCCTTATTGTAATCAGAAACTACAATCATTTCGTATCCCCAATAATCTATATCGGTAAGTAGTTTGTTACCTATCCTATCGATATTTTTTTCTTCATCAATTCTCAGTAATAAAGTGTTTGATGATTCGTGAATATGTCTTGTCTTTGTAATGGGAGATTTTTGATGATGAAAATCTACATCAATACCTAATGATGTTAAGTTAGCTAATACATTCATTCCCATCCCACCATTGAAAACTTCCCTCTTAGGAATAAATACAGGAGCAGGTCCTTCAGGTGAAAGACGGGGTGTATCTCCATAAATGAAGATATCATCACATTGTTCTCCTATTAATAATACTTTACTCATCTAATAATCCAGTTGTTGAGAATCCTTCCACTTTTGGAAAGTATTCTATTTTCTTAGCATGCTTTCTACCAATGATTCCTTTATCTCTATATTCTTCCCCAATTACAAAAATATCAGGTTTATATTCTTTTATTAAATCGGATAGTTCTTTATCTGAATCAAATATTACGATACCATTAACTCCTTCAATTTGAAGTAAGTTAAATATTCTTTGTTTCTCATTATGAAAAGGTCTATTATCTCCTTTTGATTCTTTTACTCTTCTATCAGAATCTATACCTATTGTCAATTTTCCTCCCAATGATTTAGCGTGTGAAATCAATTGAAAGTGTCCGTGATGAAGAACATCAAAACAACCATTTATCCAAACTTTCATTTATAAAAACTTTTCTAATTCTGTTATCACCATTTCTGATGTGATTGTTTTAGTACACTCAAATTGTCTATTTGTACCTTTGTGGTCAGGACACCAATTCCAATCACCAGCATCTAATTTTAATCGGTTGAAACACCCACTACACTTTCCTTTGGGTGAACCTATTCTTACACAATCTTTCATTTCTGCCCAATCCTCTGAGAATCCACTAATCAAAACTGTCTTAGTTCCTAATGCCCAACTTAACCAACTTAATCCACTACCAATACCAATAAATACTTTTGATTTAGCCATTTCATCCATAACCGATTCCAATGGGCCATCTGGGTGTTTAATTATCCCACTTGGATGTTTATTACCCATATAATCATTACCTTCTCTAGATAATAATTTAACTGTGTATCCTTTATTGTTTAACCAATCTACCACATCTTGCCAACCTGTTGGATTATTCCAATATTTTGGTTGCGCAGTTCCGTGTATTGCTATTGTGATTAGTTTATCATCTTTCTCAACATTTCTATCTTTTAACTTCGGCTTTATTTCTTTATATTCCAATCCTAATATATCGGTTGCCATTTGTTGCATAGTAACTGATTTTGGGTCTATTGGATTTTTAAAAAAGTTAATGTTTCCATCTTCATAAAATAACCCCAAAGAATACATAGCATATAAATTAGGAACAACATCACCTGGCTCCACAAACTCAATATTAGGATATTGTTTTTTTAACATATCATTATGAAATGTAGATGTAACTATTTTACAATTATGTTGTTTACCAAACTCCTCAACATATGGAAACCATGCCAATGTATCTCCCAATGCTTTTGAATCTATTGCAATATAAACTCGCTTATTAGTTACATTATAATTTTTTTCAACTACAAGTTTATCGTTTTGCCAAACTCTAATTCTCCAATCTACGAAATATCTAATATTAGATTTAGCCCAATGATTTGTTTTTAGTTCAGTTTCATAATGTACAAAATTTGTTTTTTTATCTATAAATTCAACTCTATATGTTAAATTCTCTGAACCTAATATCTCAACACATGCCCCATTTACATAATCTATTTTTACATAATCTTTTATTTCAACTATGTTATTATTATTTCTTTTTATATTATCGTAAATCATTTCCAACTTTTATTTGTATTATCTAATAATGATAATCCTTCAGCTTGTTTTGAAAAAGGATAGTTTGTTGTGTATCTTAATCTTTTGTGATGATAGAATACATGATTGTACCATAAATCGGCTACATCCCATTCACAATCTTCAATCCTATCCATATACCATTGTTTATCTCTATTTGGTATTAAATAAGCATGAGCCCAATCTTGATTGTAATCAGTTTTTCTAAATGTTTCATCAACTTCCCATCTAGTCCAAGATGGATTATCTCCAAAACTAATAAATGGAACATCATCTCTTTCTGAGATAAAACATGCTTTGTTAACTACATCTACAAAATCTATTAGATTAGAATAAATAAATGCATCTGCCTCAAATATCAAAGTATAATCGTAATTATCGGTATCTATTTCTTTTAATGCATTTATATGAGCTAAATAACAACCATAATGTCTGCCTGTAATGTTTCCTATACCTTGCTCACCTTTATAGATTGGAGTATCCGATATATCATCAGGTCTCCTACAAAACTCCGAAGGTGGTGTTCCATTATACACTTCATTAACCATAGGTTTATAATCAAATCCCCAACGTTGAAGTTGTTTTAGTGATTTCTCACTAATTCTCTCTCTAATATCATTTGGATTTGTCATCATATGGATAATTTGAATACGAGGTCTTTTTCTATACCAAACCCACCCCTCTTTTGTTTCTACTTGTCCATAAAAATATTCATCAACTGCTTTAGTTAATCCCTCAAACAAATTAGTTCCAAAATCATCTCCACCAATTATACCACCCGGCTTAACTTTATAAAACCAATTATTTATATCATTTTTAACATCATCATATTCATGCCCAGCATCAACCATTATGAAATCTTGTGAGTTATTTAAGAAAAGATTTTTAGCATTATCTGATGTATCTTTTATTATTTGTATATCATCAAAGTTATTTGATATAATTGAATTATTAGAAAACTCAGTATATAAATCATTATCAAATGGTTTTAACATTGTTCTATGTAATAAGTTATCATATCCAACCGAACCCTTAAATGTATCAATAGCAGTAAATCTTACATTCTTATTTGTTTCTTTTAGTTTAGTTGCAAAATAGTTAGTTGATTTTCCCATCCAAGAACCAAGCTCTATTACGTTTGAATTATTTGGTAATTTTTCAATTACTTCATCATATAATTTTTGATAAGAAAACCAACCAGGAATTTCATTAAACTCTGGTTGTAGAGTTTCGAATAATAAGTTTTTTGTTTTATGGATATCATCATCAATATAAGTTACTAAATCAGTATTATCATATGTATCTAAAAAAGTATGCAATCTTCTAAATATAGATGGTAATCCATATGAAAGTGCTTCTTTAATAGAAAGTGGATTTAATTCTAAAGTTGAACTAAAATAAAATAAATCAGATGCTTTATAAAACGTATCAGTATCATCTCTCTCACCCCATACAACACAATTTTTAGGTTTGAAATCCATAAGTGGTTTCCAATAATCTTCAAAATTCATTGCTTGATTTCCTACAAAATGAAATTTAATTTTATACTTCTCTAATAATCTAGCTACATCAAATATTTCACTTTGGTTTTTACCAACTGAAAATAATCCTACCATTAGAACATGCTTCCAATCTTTTTCAAATCCTAATTCTTCTTTCGCTTTGTCTTTATCGTATTTAAAATCTTCAATAGGATATTCCCAAACTTTAGTATCAATACCCAAATGTTCAAATCTTTGCCTACTCCATTCAGATACTAAAATATATCTATCAGGATGATATTTAATTTTATCTGGATTTGTAAACGAACCATGAGTTGAGCATACAATATCATACTTTCGTTTTTTGTTTACAAAAATTTTATCTAATGTTGGATGGTCAATAAAGTGTTCTGGTATTTCAGTAAAATGAATAATATCGGGTTTTATATCATCTATAAGTTTTATAAATGAATTACCTTTATCTTCATACATTGTATGAAGTGTTACTAAATCACTAATTTGATTTTTTTGGACTACAAATACACCCCCACTATGGTCATTGTATTCAACCACTTGGATTTCAAACTTATCATTAAAAGTTTGTATTTGTTTAAGAAGATATTGTGGCATTCCACCAGTAGAAAGGTGTGATGCTACATAAAGTAGTTTTTTCTTTGCCATAACCTATTAGATACACTTTACTTCGTAAATATACGAAAAATATTTGAATTATCCAAATTATTCTTCAAAAGTAATTGTACCTTTATCTAAATCAATTTGTCCGTTCTTATACTTTTTGTCAACCTCTCCTAATTTTTCTTCTAATTCGTATATGTACTTATCATTCATTGCTCCGTACTTTTCCTCATTATCAGAAATCTCATTTAGTTTTTTATTGAGAGCTCTTTTCTGAACTGCCATTTGACCTAAGAAGATTACAATCTTATCAGTTTCATCTCTAAGGACTTTTAATCTTTCTACGATTTCCTTATCTAAGTTTTCTGTTTTTTGTGCCATTGTATTTCTTTGTTTATATATAAGTATATATAAGTTTTGTTTTACGAAAAATTATTACCAATTTGGTGGTGTATCTAAAGATGATGTAGGCCATTGTGATTTTAACTCATCAAGTGTTGAAAATGAATCTAAAGTAATGGTAGATGGAAAATTTCTTAAAGTATTTTTTTGTAAAGTTATAGAGTGTTGAGTATCCGTATCATACGTTTCTAATGCACGCATAAATTCTATATCCAATTGTTTGAATTTGCTTTCTCTATGTTTTCTAAAAACTGTTAGAAAATTTTCTAATGATTTTGTTTTATTTAATGACCAACTCATAGTGATAAACTTTGTGTTACATACTCATTCAAACTTTGAGTAAATGAATTTAATTCTCCAATACCATCGTAATTGGAATAATCCCAACTATAATTATCAAAATCAGGTGGAAATTGAGATTCTGATACTATTTCGTATCTACAATTATCAGGTACTGATTTTTTAGTAACCCAATCAACTCTAACTCTATAAACATCATTTGATTCACTCACTTCTTGTTCGGTAGTTGAACCAATTCCCGTATCAGAAAGTGATTGTGAGGTTTCAAATATAAAATACAACTTATCCATAATTTATCTTTTAATTATTAATCTGCGAATAAAACAAAATATACATATTTTGGGTCTCTATCATTATCGTTGTTATTATCTTTAACATTTACTTCAATATTAGCAGATTTTACTTTTACACCAACATTAAAAGAGAACTCACCATCACCCATATTTGTTCCAGGTCCACCATCAGTTGAACCATTTCTACCATATCCACTTGCAAATCCCAATCCAGATGACAAAGTAAAACCAGTTGTACTAGTAAGTGTTACCGTAAATCTTCCCTTTTGTGACCTAGTTACACCAGAAACATTGGTAGTGTTATATGGACCTAACATAGTTCCAGTTGTACTTACACCAAAATAACATGCTGCAACTAATTGCATTGTACCAATTGGAGTTCCATTTAATTCTCGCATCCAACCCTCTCTAAAATAGTTAGAGCTGCCACCTAAGTTCCATCCAGATGTAGTATCTGAAGATGCAGCGTTAGGTGTAGGTTTAATATTACCAGCTATTGAAAGAGCCATTTTATCATCAGCTGTCGTACCATTTGATACTTCAGCTCTTGATTCTATTTTTACAGCCCCATCAATTACTTCCAATAGTTCAACATCATCATCATTTTGGTCTCTTCTATTTATTCTAACAAATCTACCAGTTCCAGATACTACTTGTATTCCAGCAGGAACAATTTCAATAAAGTTGTTATTTTTTTGAACATTAATTTGTGCATTAAATGGACTAGAGCCATATGCATAACCACCATTTAGATAACCAGTTTGATTGGAGTTATCTGAATCAAAGTAGAAGTTAAATGAATCATAATCGTTTGTTACAGTTGCTGAAGAGGTTCTACCTACTGTTACACTTGTAGATGCTCTTGATATAAGGGTAATTTTGAATCTAACTTTATAATTAGCATTTTCAGGTATTTCAATATCCCAACTAGTAGTACCACCTGAAGTTGTGCGAGCTCCCATTGCTGAATTACCATAATCCATTGATTGTTGATACCAGTATAAACCACCAAATACGTTGTGAGAAATAATATTATTTGAAACATAGTTTACATAGTTTGGTACACTAAAGGTTATTACCTCTTCTTCTTTTTCAATTTTTCTAATATTGGTTATAGCAACCTTCTTTTTAGAATCACCATCCTTAACCCACAATTTTAAACTATCTTGTGTCATTGGATTGCCAGCTAATTTATATTTATATAATTCTGATACTTTTATTTGACCTGAATTTTTTTGATTACCAAACAACCAAAATCCATGCGAATCTGATACTTCAATTTCGTTACCATCAATAGTTACTTTATAAATTTCACTTACATTTCGTTTTTTAATATCAGATATTCTTGCCGATACCCACTTATCAGTATCACTATCCCATGCTAAAATTTTATCATCTAAAGTAATATCTTTTGCTAATTTTGTATTACCATCTTCTAAAGTAATTTTAGTAGTACCAATAACGGATTGAATACCACTACCACCACTATCATCTGCTACCCATTGATGAGTTCCATCACTACTACCCGCTGAGTAAACTTGGCTTAAATACTTTGTAGATACTAATTCTTCATCATCATCATTCCATAATTCTAAATACAAATATATTCGTCTATAACCAGCTGAAGGGTAAGCAAACAAGAAATTACCACCATGTACTTGTCCATCATATGATGGTGAATAGTTGGGTGTTTGTGATGTAAACTCTGCGTCTGGAATATTATTACTAGTTACATGCAATGTTGGATAAGCAATATCAGTAAGTGTAATTGGTCCTGCATCTAAATTGGTTGTTGATGTTGAGAAAGCTGTATATTCATTTGCAGTTGCATTTTGTAAGAAACCATATTGGTTCACAGTTGTTGTTCCAGATAATAACCTATAAAATGTTTGTGCACTTTGTGCGAAACTAAAATTACCACTACCACCTTCAGTAGATGTAAATGAGTTTTGACTTCCAATTGTTATTCTTTCAATGTAAGTAGCTTCTCTTTCTATTGCCAATCCATCATTATAGATATAAGTTCTATTACCCATACCAGTATGGTTTTCACAATAATAGTGAAATTCCATTGAAGAGGGGTCTCCAACTAATCCGTTACCACCAGCCCAAGGAGATTCCATACTAGCAGATGGTGTAATTTGAATATATGCACCAGTAGAACCAGGAGAAGCACTACTTGTTATAATTAAGAAATTCTGTCCAGTTTCTGATGTATCTAAAGTTGTTGATTTATTATATCTACCACCATATGTACCAATACCATCTACTCTCATTGAGAAACTAAACTCATGTCCAGCCATTGAACTATCTGATAAGTCGAAGTAGTATCCTGCTCTTTCATCGTCTACCTGATTTAAAACATTTTGAACTTTTGAACCATCTCTTACAGAAGCATATGAACTTCTTTCCAAATGTATTACAGGTGCTAGCTCTGCTCCATTACCATAATCTATATAAAATCTACCATTTGATGCTGATACAGATGATGTTGCTGGAAACTCTATACTGGTATCATCATAAGATGCACTATAAATTTGTATTTCTGCTTCATTAGGGTCAAACCTCAATTCACCATCACTATCTCTCAAAACACCACCAGTTCCATCAATGTAATCACCATTTCCATCCTCATCAGGTTCTGTAATTCTCCATTGTCCAATTCTACCGGAATTTGCATTAATTGTTCCTTCTACATATGCCTGAGATGCAGATACGATACCACCTTGAGTTACAGTAAAATTATATGAACGATTATCATTTGAATTATATTGAGTATCTAACTTATATCCTATTTGAAGACCTGGTCCTTGTATAATAGCGTTTGAACCAGTTCCTAACAATGCAGCGTTTGATAATGCAATTACACCATCATTATATATGAAGTAATCCGAACCAGATACTAATGACATTACTGGTGATGCTGATTCACTTGGGTATCCTAAGAAAATACCATCCTGTTCAAATGATTGAGTTGTTTGTCCAATTGAAATGTAAGGTGATGCACTATCATTTTCAGTATCAGCGTTAAGTGATATAACAGGTTTATTATTTTCACCCGTACCAACATTTATAGTTCTATTAGCGTAAACATCTTCGGCAAAAAGGATATCAGTTGCTACTGAAGTAAACTCTGCTCCAAATATTGCGAATGCATCTTCACCATCCAATTGTAATCCACCATTACCATTCATAGGTACTAAGTTAGCAGCCGAACCTAATGAATCCCAAAGAGAACTTGCTTGTGGGTTTGTAGTTCTTGATTGTCCAGTTATTGAACTATTAGCCGCATAATATGTACCATCAGGACCACCTGTACCCGTTGGGTTATATACAATATCATTTACAGCATAATCTTGTGTATTTGCAACCCAAGTTCCTCTATGATAGTGTTCTATTTCCGTAGTATAAAACCTATCCCCATTTCCATCATCATATTTAACTACATATTTTAAATCACCAGAAAGATATTCAGTTGGGTCACTATAAGTGTTATTCGTACCAACTTCCCAAGCTCCAGCATATACAACACCAGCAGCATCCCCATCGGCACCATCCGTACCATCTTTTACTTTGGTTAAAGTTTGTGTTGTTGTTGCTGTAAACGCATCTCCTAAAAGTCTTTTACCTGAAATATTATAAGTTATGGTAACGGTATCTTCATTGTTATCCATATTGGAATGATTACCAATATCAATATCATCACCATTATCAGTTACACTACCAATCGTAATTGTAGAAGATGGAGATTGTGTTGTAGTAATTCCCCATGTTCCATCATTCAAAGGTGTAGTAAAATAACTTAATTCAGTAGTACCTTCAAATACTCTAATGTTAGTTCCACTATTAGTATATGATGAAACCACACCAGCAGATGAAGCTGGTAGTGAGTGTGCTTGGTTTGTATTAATTACAGTAATTGCATCAATACCATCTGCTCCATCAGATATAATATAGAATGTTTCGTTTATTGTGGTTGTTTGTGAGGTAGCAGGGTCAGTAAATACAGCAGTTACTACAACATCTTTAGTATCGGTATAACTTGTATCTCCAAGAGTCATTGAAGTACCATCCCCATCATCGGCTGTAATTGTAATTTGAGATGCACCCGTTGCAGTACCTATTTTCATTTGGTCTACTGTACCACTCCAATTTGGTGTTATTGTTACGTTCTTTGTATATTCAGTTCCAGACGTATCATAGAAAGATGCCTGAAGAGTTAATGTAGTTGGAGTATAGTTATTAGTTATCGGGTCTCTTGATGTTTTTAAGTTTGATGCGATAAATGAACCTCCACCCAAACCATCAGTTACATCCAATAATGTTATTGAATCTAATACATTACCACCATTATCTTTTAGTAAAAGTGTTTTAGTTCCATTTATAAATCCAGAACCAAGTGTTGGATTATATACCACCCCACCTGCAACAGTTTCTGTTGCATGTATACTGGATGTAATCAAATCACCAGTACCAGTATCATAAATTCGTGCATCAGTACCAGATGTTATATTAGCTACTCCATTTAAATCTGCTTTTTGAACTTGTAGTGTAATAGTACCAGTACTATTTTTTATTTGAGTACCACCAGCAGTTGGAGTAATAAAGAAATTTGGGTCAGTATCAGAACCTGGCTTAACACCAAATACGTTAATTACATCACTAATTAATTCATTCTGACCTTGTCCACTTAATCCACCATCAGCAACACCAACTCTAAATTGAAGAGGCATATCTGATATAGTTGTTGTACTTAAATCAATTGAACTTATAATTTCATTATTTCCATTTGTTTCTCCACTATTAGCATAAGTTGATTGGTCAGTAAAGAAAGTACTACCACCAGTAAATTTAAAGTAAGGGTCTATGAAATTAGATGATGATGCTATTAAATCGATAGTAGTTGGTGATGGGTTATTACCATCTTGGTCAAATGTTATTACAAAATCAGATGCAGCAAGACCTACAGTTTTACCAGTACCAGATGCAGCAGTCCAAGGACCTACTGCTGGAGGTCCATCACTAGCACCACCAGATACATCAGATGTATGTGCTGAATTTGCTGTCCAACTTTGTCCGTTATAGATAACTAAATCATCAGCGGCATAAACTGTAGCAGTAGCCCATATACCTCTTAATGATGGTTCTGTAGCACCAGCGGATGTTTGTCTTATGGAACCCCTAATTGTTAAAGTTTCACCATCCCATTTTAATTGGTTATAACTTCCACCATTATCTGTACCTGTTAATGATAGTATTCCTGATGTACTATTGGCTCCAACACCAGCTCCACCCATATCATTGGTTACTCCTAAAAATGCACCCGGTTGTCCGAATCCTTGAGTACCAGTTTGTCCAACCGCTATGTAAGGTTTATCCGTTCCACCAACAATTGCTATATTTGCGTTATCGTTTCCAGCAGGTGGTTCACCAACATTGATTGTATTTTTAACAAATGATTCTTCAAAGATTGCTAACTTAGCAGCAACGAAGAAATCTTGTTGACCTAAATATTGCCATCCCCCAGCATCAATATCACCTTCAGATGGTGGAGAACCACCATTGTAAACAGGTTGAGCAGTATAAATGCCATCATCATTACCCAATCCATCAGATTCTTCAGTATATTCCGATTTGTTTATTAATTCTTCAGTAGTTGCCCAATAGTGAACATCACCACTAATTTCTCTAAATACAGCATCTCTTCTTTTTTGAGTTAAATCGAATATATATGCTATTTCCTCATCCCATTCACCCCTCACAACAATACCAGGTCCAGTTGCTCCTTCAAAAACAGTTGAGAATGATTGTTGTACAAATTGTTCACCCCTACCATTTTCAAAATCAATTTTAAATACAATAAATCCTTGTGTATTTTGTTGAGGTGAATTCCAATTAGTTACAGCTGATGAACTAGCATATAATTCACCAGAAGAAGATACTATTTCTTTTGAATCTCTTAAAGTACCTTGTGTTAAAAATGATGATATCTCATATATAGATGCTGAGAATTGTCCGAATGTACCGATTGGTAAGAATGTAATTGGGTCTACTGCCGATTCATCATATTCTTCAACATATTGTAATTCCGTTCCACCTTTGTATGCTCTGAGTAAAGTTCCAGCATTATCAAAATAAGTTGTACCATCAACTTCAACAGTTACTGAAGATGCTGGATTAGAAAGTTGTGCAGAATATGCAGTTGAACCTTCAGCTATACCAGATATAGTTACACTATCAGTATCAACTATTGTTCCATCAGAAGTACCATCTCTCAATTCAACTGTAAATGTTTTTGTTGAACCAGTAGCTGGTAAATCACCGATAGTTGTTGTATTGACTGTTGATGATGCTTGTATTGTTGAACCATCAACATTTAAGAATTTAAAGAAAGCAGAACCTGTTACATTTATTGCGGTTGCCGATAATACAACATCACCAGATGGTGCAACCTTAACACCATCACCATCATAAATAACAGTATCACTACTAGCTACTAAACTAACCTTTCTTGCAGCAGTTCCATCATTTACTTTTGAGAATGTTTGTGTTTTTGAAACTATTCTCGGAACACCAGCTACACCAGCAGTTAATGAATAAGGATAAACCTTAAAGTTATATGTAATACTAGCAGATGGTTGGTTGTTTGCTAATCCACCAAATCCTTTAAAGTGTAATACTTCTCCACCAGATGAGGATATACTACCAGATACACTTAAATCTCTAAATGAAGATGATAGTTCAGTAAATTCTATGTTTGATGCTGATATAGATGCAGTTACGAATGTACCCGGTCTACCACCATCATATTCATCATAGAAGAAGAACTCATCATTTTGTTTTATAAATACTTCAGTTGTTGCGCTTGAATAATCAGAAACAAATCCAATTTCATCAGCGTTTAATGCAGTTGCTATTGGGTCTAATGTTACTTCAATAGGTCCACCACCCTCTACAACTTTTGTAAATTTTTGTGTTCTACTTGCGGTTATTAAAGATGCTGTAAAGTATGGGTGAATATCAAAATTATATTGTACACTAGCACTAAGAGCAGACATTGATTCAAATCCAGCTAAACTCATAGTTGTAGTTGAATCACCAACTAAAGTTCCATATGTTATATTGATTGGTACAATAGATGTTGTTGTAAATGTACCAGGATTACCACTAGCAGTATTTATTAAAAATAAATCCCCCTGTGTTATTTGGATATCAGTATCAGCTAATGCATAGTTGTAAACATCACCTTTGTGATTTGAACCTAATGCTACTGGATTTGGGTCTATATCAATTGTAATAGAATCTTGACCAGGTAAACCATCAGGTGTAATAAAGAATGATTTATTTGCGGTTACAGATGCTGATGTAATTGGTTCAGTATAAGTAAATTCAAAGTTTAATTGTTTTGTTTCAACTGCATCATAATATGAAACACCAGCCGTTACACCCGGTACCCCACTATCAATTACATTACCAACAAAATCAGTTACAACTACACCAATACTATCATCAAATGCACCAGTTTCATAAAATACAAATAATTCGGGTAGTTCAGTTAATGGAGCAATAGATGCAGATGGTATTACCTTTAAACTAGCTGATAATGGATTTAGTGTTGTACCCCTTTGTTGAAATGATGATGTAACTATTATTTCTGTTGGGTCAAATGAGAATGCTTCTCTTGGTTTATATTTTATATTAAATTGGTCAGCTGTTGAAGTTACTAAACCCGGATTCAAACCATCTTTTAAATCCGTTAAAATTTGTGATGTTAGTATTGATTCAGAAAGCGGACCATCCATAAGATAAACCGTCAACTCATTATCAATAGCATCTCTATTAAAGATTGCATTATAATCAATTTCACCACTACCAGTCTCACCAACACTTACACCTTCTAAGAAATCAGGATTTGTAATTGCTTGTGAAAGTGATACATATGTTTGTGTACCATCTAATGAAGATGAAAGTACATGAAGTTTAGCATCTGAAAATCCTCTATCTAAACCAGCTCTTAAATCTATTCGATTTATACCATCAACTCTTACTGCTTGGATTTCTAAAGTTTTAGATTCTTTGTTTTTTATCTGAACACCTCTGAATGGTACTATCTCAAAACTAACCCCACCTTTACCATCTTCAACTCTACTAATTACAAAATCATCAGATACACCTTCAATAGCACCAGTATATCTAATGAATTGAACTGTAATATCATCTCTTGAACCTGTAAAATCTTCTACTCTTAAAAATGGTTGTCTACCAAAGTTTACATCCCAATCGGTTAAGTAACCAGGATATTGCCCACCAACATATTGTGATGATGATAGAAGATTACCTTTTAAATCATAAGCACCAGATGTATATGTTATTGAACCAGTTACTAAATCAGTTAAAACTTCTAAGTTAATAATGGTTGGTGGAAGTGCGTTAGCTGGATTTGATGCTGAATCGAATGAGAAGTATAAATTATCAGGTGTAATTTCTATATCCTTTTCAAATAAGTTTACGTTACCACCTACAAATGTTTTGGTATCTTCAACTCTAACAGGAATAAAATTATTATTGATATCGTAAAATTCAAATCGATAATCAAATGTTTCAGTTACTAAGAATTTTGGTACTTGTTGAACAAATGTAATTTCATCAGGTGAGAATGAAGTTTCTTGAGATGCTTTTAAACTAACATTGTTTACATACCAATCACTACCACTTACTTCAAAGTATAATCGTGCAGAATCAAAAGTATCTGCTATAATATTTTCATTGATATTTGTTTTTTGTAAAATACCATTTGATGAATTAATTGTTGTTATTGTTTGTGATGTTGGTGTACTACCATTAGAACCACTTAAAAATACTTTTAAATAATCACCAGAAGTATTTTCTCCCTTTCTTACATTAAAATCTAAAGTATATTCTACACCATTCTGAATTGAAAAACTTTCAGTAGTAAAGAAAAAGTTATCAGGGGATGAATTTAATTTTGCTGAGTTATATAATACATCTTGATTAAATGTTACATTAAAATCATTTGATGAGGTTACCCAATATTCATCTATTACTGGTTGTGTGAAGAATCCATAAGGTTCTTCTTTTTTAGCGAAGGTTGTTATATCTCTTAATACCTCATTTGATTCTAATTGTATCTCTTGTACAAATTCGAAATCAGTTAAGTTTGATTGAGACCTTCTAAATACTTTTACTCTTGCAGCATCACCTACAAAAGTTTTCATATCAGTAATACTAATCTTAGCAAATGAACCAGTTAGTGCAGTTGCTAAATCAGCTACATTTTCTATATATGGAAACTCTAATGAATAACTTTCATTTGTAAATGATTTTACTATATTGTTTTCCGCATATGGAGGAGAAACAATTATTTCATTTTCATTTACAATTTCTTCGATTTTTGGTGCATAATCAATATTATCAAATGTGATAATTTCTTCATCAATCGAACCCGTCCATTTATTTCCACTCTTAATCTTTAATCTATAATTTGTAGGTAATGTAAAATTAGATAAATCAGTTCCTGCGTTTGGAACCAATGGAATACCATCTACTACTCCAGTTTGTGTTACTACTGGTGGATTACCACTAAAGATTGGTTTTACTATTTCATCTATGGTAACCTCAGGTCTACGATAGAATCTAACTTTATCTTCGTTAGCTAATAGTTTATTGATTTGAAAGGTTCTTTCCCATTTAACATTATAGGCACCTTTCCATTGGTCTGGGATATCTCTTTTAACACCATTATCATCGTATTGTTTAAGTTCACCTAAAATGGTAATCTTACCTAATCCAATCGGAGTATCATTATAAATGTAAACAGCTATTAGTTTAGATATACCCTCATAGTATTCTGGAATACCATTACCTGGTTCAAAATAGATTGGGTTTCCAGCAACATCTAAAAGTTCAATCTTTATTTCAGTTGATTCTTTTAGGTATTCTGAACCTTCTATTAGAAATCCATTCTTACCACCAGTAAATGTATCCTTAAATTCTGTTATTCTGAAGTAATCCGAGTTTGGATTGTCATCTATTAAGAATGTCTGAAATGATGATAAGTTTTGTTCGGGTGAATATTTTTTTATTCTTGCCATTAAGAAATAGTTCCTTTAATTCCATTATAAATATTTCAAAAATATAATTTAGAATATTTATTCTAAAGAAAACTAAAGAGTTCTAAAGAAATGAATAAAAAATATGCAATGTTACAAATTGATGCCGAAGTTCATCAATTATTAAAATCCTTTTGTAAGGAAAAAGGATATAAGATGAATGGGTTGGTAGAAAGTTTAATAAAAGAAAAAGTAACACCTAAACAAACTCAACCACAAAACATTTTAAGGTCTAACTAACTGCCCTACCTTTCATTTGTTCCCAATCTCTATTCTGTCTAACTTTATCATTTGTTAATTGAGTTGCTTCTAATACATTAGTAGTTGTTCCAAATCGTTGTGCTAGATGAATCAATGCAGCTAAATCTTTTGGGAAACAATGTCCACCATATCCGAAATCACCATCGTGACCAGGTACCATCCAATGTGATTTTCCCAATCTCTCATCATAAGTTGCATATTCTACAACTTTATCGTAATCAATTCCAACCTTCTCACATAATTGATAAATCTCATTTGCAAAAGATACTTTAGTTGAAAGAAATGTATTTGTTAAATACTTTACCATTTCAGCATGTGTTGAATCAGTTTTAATTATATCTGCTTTTGGAAATACTTTTGAAAAGATTCTTTTTAAAGTTGTTGTTGCTGGTCTTGGTCCACCCAATATAATTCTTTTCTGATTATTATAATCTTCAACCGCATTTCTTTCAGTAAGAAACTCTGGATTAAATACAATTTGTATATTCTTAGGTGTTATCTTATTAAAAGATTCAACTGTTAATGGTGGTACAGTTGATTTAATTACAACTACTTTTGGTTGTTTTAAATTAACTACTTTTTCTAATACACTTGCCACAATTGAAATATCACATTCACCAGTTTCTCTCATTGGTGTTGGTAAACAAAGAAATAATATATTACAACTTAATACTTCTTCTTCAGTTGCGTTTGCTTTTGTTTCATCTAAATCATATGTTAATAATTCATAATATTGTTGAAACTTCTGGGCAACTGCATTACCAACAAATCCTTGTCCTATAATTCCTATTTTATTCATTACTAAAATTTAATGTTACTAAATCCGTTTACTTTTTTAATTTCCATAAGAGAATCTACTACATCTCTCATTGAATCAATATGTGATATAATCATTACAAAATCAAATTGTGTTTTAAGATATGCAAACAACATATACAATGATGTGAGGTTCTCATTATCCAATGTTCCAAATCCTTCATCGATTACTAAGAAGTTAGGACGAGGAAGATTACATACGTTGATTAGAGCGATTCTAATGGCTAATCCACTAATGAATCTCTCCATACCACTACACATCTCTAAACTCCATTGTTGGTCATCGTAAACGATGTTAGCGTTAACGTTCTTACCATCCATTTCTAATTGTAATCCAAACTCTACGATTTGACCTAAGATATTGTTTACTTCACCTTCTATCATCGGTAGTGCCTTTGAAATCAATTCGTAAGATACACCATCTTTACCTAATGAGTTTAGGTAGTATTCAAACAAACCATGTTGTTCTTCTAACTTTTCTACCTCTTCGATTCTATCTTCGATTGTTTTCTTTTGATTCTTTAGAGATGATACTGAACCATTTAGAACTAAAATATCTGCTTCACTATTCTTTAGGATTTGTTTTGATTTTCCTAAATCATGTCTTACATCAACAATCTCATCTCTAAGTTCTTTGTTCTTTTTAATTTGTTTTTCATTTTCTAAATAATCCTTAATAAGTTGTGTAACTTGAAGAAGTTCGTTATTTAGTTTGATTTCTTGAGTTTCGAATGTTGATAACTTGTTGATAAGTATGTTAATATCTCTACTTACTTTTGTTTCATCACCCTTAAACTTATTAAGTTCTTTTAATAAATCAGAATAACGTTTACGTGAATCAATAGCAAGAAGTAAAACATCTTTTTGTTTTAACATTCCCTTTCTATTAACTGAACATATACTTAAATCTGCAGTTACTCCCACTTTAGCATCAATAATTGATTCGGAGTTTTCCATGCAAATATCACAATCTTTATTATATCGATGTGATTCCAAATGCTTCATTCTCTCTAATAAAGAATCTTCTCTGATTTTTAACTTTTCTAATTCGTTATTTAAATCCTTTAAATCCGATGTGTATTGATTAAACAAATCATACCCTTCAGTAATCTCATCCTCATCAAAGGAATCGATTTTTTCTTCTAATTCAATTTGAGTTTCTTCTAACTTACCAATCTTAGATTGTGTTGTATCTCTTTGAGATAACAAGTCGGTCAAAGAAGTTTCCAAAGTCGATTTTTTAGTTTCTAACTCATCTAAAGAATAATTGTCGGATTTAACTTTTACAATCTTTTCGTTGAGAGAGATTAATTTCTGATTGTGCTTATCCACCTCTTCCTTAGCAGTTGTTAGATTTACTTCTTCTAATTTATA